AAGCCTCTTGGGATCGGAGTGAGGTTGTGAGACTATGGCAACAAATACAGTAACAGGAAATCTCGTCTGTTCCGATGGAACAAACATCCCTCTGAAGACAGAATTGGCCGAAGGATCGGAATCCGATCTAAAAACTGATTCTGTATACACCGTTTCTTCAATGAATGTCGGAGATTACGCACCCGGAAAGACCGTCGTGTCAGGCCTAGTGAGCTGCGACAACGGTGTGGGCTACTGCTACATACTCTCGCAGGGCCTCGTGGCTGCAATCATCCCTTGGTCTGTCAAGGGTGCCGTCTCTGACGGATCACCAGCGCTCTGCCAACCATACACTTTGAGAGCCGGAGACATCGTGCGCTGTGTAAATAATACGGCCGCAGACCGCGAAGCAGCTATGGCAGTCTACACCGCGAGCGGAGTCTCAAGGATTTTCAAAGTCACAGCTTCTACTGGCGCCACGAATGAGCTAGTCGATCTACAAACTGGCAACTCCATCGGCGACACACTCCAGGGTCAAAGAATCACAAAATGGTTCGGAACATCTGTCGACGGCTCGAAGATTGAGACGCAGGGCTTCTTCGTGGTCGACGCCCTGGGTAACGTCGTCGGTTCTTGCAGCGCAACGAACCCGATTGTTCAACAGCCGCTCTTCTCTTTCGCCGCAACAAACATCGCGTTAAATTACAAGGCTCAGTACCTCACAAATGCATAGATGTGATTGAATGCCGAGGATGACCAAAGCCGCAGGACGCCGAAGACTGGCGGAGATCCTCTCAAAGTCGAAGAAGCTCTACATGAGGTCCTTCATTTCAACCAAGGACCTCGATTCAATCGAGAGAATCTGCAAGTCCCGATCAAAGCAACTCAAGTGAGGTGGCGGCGATGGTGCAAGTAGGCAGTTCGCAATTACCAGGGTATGGAGGGCTAGGAGCCCCCAAACCGGGCTATCAGGATTCTCCCTTCGAGAATTACCCTGGTGCAATAGGCAACGGTAACGGTAACGGGGCAGTTCCTGGACCGTCTGGTGCTCCTGGCACCGTCGGGGGTTTTGAAATCCCGAATAACTTCTGGGGCTTTGTTATGCTAATGATGGGGATGAGATAATGCCTCTTCCAGATACTCCGGTGGCATCACCTCGCGTCTACAAGCTGCTCAAGAACACCACACTAGAGAACTTGAGTGATGATGATCTCGCCCTGGTTGCCAACCCGATCAGCATAGAGCTACTCAATGAAGACGAACTCCGCCGTCTTTGCCTGGTCGCCTTCGCCAGGATGGTAACTAAGGGATCCTTTGATGGGTGGTTGTGATGCCTTTACCCGACGCTGACAAGAAATCCCCCAGGGTCTACACCCTCTTGCAGAACCAGGACCTCGAGAACGTCACGGCAGATACCCTGGCTGACGTAGCTGATCCCATAGCTATCGAAGAAGCCAACGAGGATGAGCTGCGTCGCCTATGCCTGGTCGCATTCGCCAGGATGGTAACGAAGGGATCCTTCGACGGTTGGCTGACCGCGGGAGGTGCAGGTAACGAATTCAACGGAGAGCTGACGCAATACAATTGGGACGGTGACACCGATCCGATCCGTGTCCTCGCCCTGGCACCCTATGGTTGCGTAGACCGCAATCACAGTGACCAGGGCATATCAAACGGCCAATTGACATGGTTTCCCTTCATCTCGCCGTCTACGGGCACCGTGTCCGAAGTGGATGTCTACATGAACCAGAACTCAGGAGGAACGGGAGCGCTTGACCTAGGCTTCTATTCGGATAAAGACGGCGTACCGCAGACCTTCCTGGGCGAATTTGTTATTGACACAACGGTCGGTGCGGGGACTCTAACTCAAACGACTTCGAGCGCCGATGTTGATTTGACGAGGGGGACTCAATATTGGCTGGGGATGTTTGGCGATACTTTCGACAGTCAACCGCAATTTACCGCGATTGATATTCAAGCCAGTGGATCATCTGCGCTTCAAGTCGCCGCTAACGGTGTCAGCGGCATTAACAATGCCATCGCGAACACCTCGTCAAGCGGCAACGCCACTATCACAGATTGGACCGCTTTATCCCCGAGCACCTCCAACCCCATCAATGTAGGAGTGAAGTTCTGATGCATCGCTCTTACACAACCTATGCGGGCGCCGAGGTCATCGACCAGGGCGAGTTCGATGTCACATGGGAGCAAGTTCGAGAGCTGCGCGACCAAGAGCTCGACGACACCGATTGGCGAGCAGTGAAGGATCGCACCATGTCTCAGGCATGGAAGGACTACCGCAGTGCTCTCCGCGATCTCCCCCAGGAGCACGACGAGGCCAACGACGCCGCAGACAATTGGCCTGAAGCACCGGAGTGATCCGAGTGTCGAAGAACAAACCGAAAGAGACCATCGAGTATGTCATTCGGCTCCAGGACAAAGAGCGAATGCTGTTAGAGAGCTACGCGACAGCATACACAGTGGGGAAGGTCGGTGTTTTACTCAATGGTCTGGGTATTCCAGAACTGACTAAACAAATGAAAGACCCGACCGAGATGATTGGGATTTTCTATTCTATCGCTATGATTCTTGAGTTTGTTGGGATTGAAACAGGCCTGCCAACTCCCTTTGATTTTGATGAATATATGAAAGAGTATCAAACAAGACGGGCAGCTCGACGAGCACAATATCCCGACGAACCCGAATCAGGCACTCTTGCGATGATTGTCAAAGACCTGCTCGTCAAGGTTCTAGGTTCAAGTGAACTCGGAAAAACACCCTTCAATGTTCCCTGAACAGCCAGGGAAAGTCCACTTTTCACCCTTCAATAGGGGCTGGAAAGGCACTTTCTTAAAATTATGAACAATTTTCTGTTCATTTTCTACCCCTCGCCAAGAACTGAATTATCATTTCATTAATCACTGAATTCAACCGATATTCTTCAGCCTGAGTAGGCGTTGAACCCCTGAAAATGAACAATTCCATTTCCTCAAAGAAATTAGGAATGGATGACCATTGACGCCGTCGTTGGCCCAGGAAGTTTCCTAACTCCCGATAAAGTATATTCTTCATCTCTCGTCTATTCATTCGTGAATCCTCCTTTGTAACTCGGCAATCGTCCCCTCTGCGATTCGACGCAACTTCTCAAGCTCTTGGTGACTATCCATTAACTCGTTGTATCGAATCGACCATCCTTCGTTCTTGATGATGACGGAGGATAGCCAGGCGGATCGGCCCTCTGCACCTTTCGCCCCCATCGGTGATTTGCGCTCCTTCTTCGGGATGCGATCCCAGATATCGAATGCAGCTTGAGAAAGGTTCGCGTTTATTCCCGGCATTCTCTCACCCATCCCAACCCAGTCGGATCATTGCAGTCTACTCGACGCATGCTGTTCAAGCAACAGCAGTCAATACAGAACCCATTCCAAGCGTTAGTCTCCCACTGCATCATACAACGTGACTTGAGTGCTATCATGGGTTTCAATTGCTGGCACCCCAGGCATCGCCAATACTCGGCCATCTCAATACGGTGTTTCCCGTCTTTGCGAATGGCTTTCATTACATCCTCTCCTCAAGCAGCTCTACGAGTGTCTCTAATGCAATCCTGATCCTGTTCATGTCCTCCATGAACTGTTCGTTCCAGGGGGCCGTTGGCGACATCTCCTCCATCAGAACCACTCCGGGTCATCCCCACCCTCTGGGGGCCGTGCTGTCACTCTCTCCTCGAGGAGGAGCGCCACCTCCTTCTCTAGCTCCACAACGCGGGCTTCCAATCTCGCGATCCAATTGAACAGATCGTCTTCACTTCTACTTTCAGTTACGGGGGTATCATCTACTTCCTTCACGAACCTCCGAGAATCGGTTAATTATTAATAACTTGCGCTCAGGAACACGACACAATCAAAGGTCAACGACCCTCCGTTCGGACTCCGGTTCGTCGTGTGAGACGTGGGGCGGAAGGGGAGGGTGCGTAATAGTGAGATTTAAGGGGATTTGGGGTAGTTATATGGGCGGTAGATGGGTGGTAAGCACACATGGTAGTGCAAGATACCCTAATTTTGGCCAGTTTGATGCTAATTAACCTCATTTCGTTGGGTGGATTCGCCCTCTGGATCAGAATGCACCTCGAACAATCGATGATGGACATAGATGAGAAGCTCGCACATGCGATCCAAGCCCTGGTCGACAAGCTAATGTCCGGTGGACTAACGGAATTTGAGCCGCCGAACCCAATACAAGGCGCGATAGCTCAGTTAATTCAAGGAATGGCGCAACAAAAGATGAACACGATCGATGCGACAGTGACAGAACGCGGTCCGAATGGACAATTTACCACCGTGCAAGAAACATAGTGATACTTATTAGCGAGTTTTTGTTACACTCGCAATATGGCACGCCGAAGAAAGACAAAGCGCCGAAGATCACCGAAGACAATGAGTCTAATCAATCTCGCAGAGAGCTACGCCTACGCGACCGTCATCACTGGCGGAGTTTTCGGCAATAGTCCGGTTGGCTTGCTCGGATTCGATGGAGCAGGCGCGGGTGCTGGTACTGGAACTGCCATGACGACTACAGGAGCAGGCCTAACGCTTCAGTCAATCATCGGCGACCCCGGTTCGAGCTTCGATAGCATGCAATCATCGTTCATGGCGAACTACCAGGCTATGGCTGTCCAGGCAATAGGGATCGGCATTACCTTCAAATTCGCTAAGAAGCTCCTAAGGAAGCCCATCAGCAACGTAAATCGTAACCTGATGAAGCCGCTTGGGATCGGAGTGAGGTTGTGAGACTATGGCAACAAACACAGTAACTGGTAATCTCGTCTGTTCCGATGGAACAAACGTCCCGCTCAAGGCAGAATTGGCCGAGGGCACTGAATCAAACCTGACCACTGACACCGCATACACTGTCAGCGCTCAGAACGTCGGCGACTTCGCTCCTGGCAAGACCGTCGTGTCAGCCCTAGTGAGCTGCGACAACGGCGTGGGCTACTGCTACATACTCTCGCAGGGTCTTGTGGCTGCAATCATTCCCTGGAGCGTCAAGGGCGCTGTCTCGGATGGATCACCTGCACTCTGCCAACCATACACTTTGAGAGCTGGTGACATCGTCCGATGCATGAACAACACCGCCGCAGACCGCGAGGCATCAATGGCAGTCTACACAGCGAGCGGAGTCTCAAGGATTTTCAAAGTCACAGCATCTGGTGGAGCTACCAATGAGCTAGTCGACCTACAAACTGGCAACTCGATCGGCGACACACTCCAGGGACAAAGAATTTCAAAATGGTTTGGAACTTCTGTTGACGGCTCGAAGATTGAGACGCAGGGCTTCTTCGTGGTCGACGCTCTTGGCAACGTGGTCGGTTCTTGTAGCGCAACGAACCCGATTGTTCAACAACCACTGTTCTCTTTCGCCGCAACAAACATCGCTCTGAATTACAAGGCTCAATACTTGACAAACGCCTGAGTGTGATTGAGAATGGCGAAGATGACCAAAGCGGCCGGACGCCGAAGACTGGCGGAGATCCTCTCGAAGTCGAAGAAGCTCTACATGAGGTCATTCATTTCAACAAAGGACCTCGATTCAATCGAGAGAATCTGCAAGTCTCGAGCAAAGCAACTCAAGTGAGGTGTCGGCGTTGGTGCAAGTAGGTGGGCTGGGAGTCGGTGGTACTTCTACACAAATCGGCGGTGTGACTGCTGCACAACAGGCAAACATCCAAGCGAGACTCGCTGAAATTGCAGCAAACAAAGCAGCAGCACAAGCAGCAGCAGCAGAAAGGGCTGCATCGACCGGCGGAAATGGGTATGGCAACGGCAACGGAGCCGGGCCCGGAGCAATAGGGGGTTTTGAAATCCCGAATAACTTCTGGGGCTTTGCTATGCTGATGATGGGGATGAGATAATGCCACTACCAGACGCACCCGTTATGTCGCCCAGGGTCTACAAGCTGTTGAAGACTACAACGTTAGAGAACCTCACTGCCGATAACCTGGCAGATGTAGCGGACCCGATCAGCATCGAGATGCTCAATGAGGACGAACTTAGGCGTCTTTGCCTGGTCGCCTTCGCGCGCATGGTGACTAAGGGATCATTCGACGGGTGGTTGTGATGCCTCTTCCAGATGCAGATAAGAAATCCCCCAGGGTCTACACCCTCCTTCAGAACCAGGACCTCGAGAATGTCACTGCCGATACCCTGGCAGACGTAGCTGATACGATCAGCATCGAAGAGGCTAACGAGGATGAGCTTCGCAGAATATGCCTGGTCGCATTCGCCAGGATGGTGACAAAGGGATCGTTCGACGGTTGGCTGAGTGGTGGAGGCGGGGCATACAAGCAGACCCCGGTTCTAACTGATGCGAACTACGATACTTACGACATCTCATGCGCAGCTCCCTGGGGCGTTATCTCGAAGGACACCGATGGAGTAGACGACGAACCTTGCTTCTATCCCTTCATCGCCCCGAAGACGGGCACCCTGGCAGCCATCACAATCGGCGTGACGTCTGCTGCTGGATCAACCAACACCCTACAGCTCGGACTCTACAACGCCGATGCCGATACCGGCGCGCCCACGACGCTGATCGCTTCTTGCGCAATCGACCTCGAATCCACCGGCAGCATCCGTCAGACCAGCTTCACCGGGACTCCTACAGTAACCCGCGATACTCTGTACTGGATGGGATACTGTCGATCACAAGCTGTCGCGGCGACCATCCAGACCTCGAAGCAGATTTACTGCCCAGGTCCTGGTCCTACAAATTCCACAGAGGACATGAAGTCCCACCTCGAGCTGCAGAGTAGTGACAGGACGCTCCCGAGCACTGTCGATGAAACCGATCTGCAAAGCACGAACTCAGAGACCCCCGTTATGCTGTTGGAGTGGTGATGATGCATAGGAACACTCGAACCTATGACGGCGAGACACTCATTGAGGAAACCTTCCGAGATGTAGACTGGGACGAGGTTAGACGCCTCAGGGATCGAGACCTCGAGAGCTGCGACTGGCGAGCTGGAAAGGACGTCGTCCTATCTACTGCCTGGAAGGACTACCGCCAGGCTCTACGCGATATCCCCCAGGACAACGACACCGCCAACGATGCCGCAGACAACTGGCCTCAACCACCGGAGTGATCCGATGTCGAAGAACAAACCGAAAGAAACCATCGAGTATGTCATCAGGCTCCAGGACAAAGAGCGACAGATGGTCGATGAGGCGATTGGCGCCTATCAATTTAACCGAATCGCAAGCCCAATAGTTAGTATCCTCAAGGACAATTCAGCCCTGTTAGTCATCTCAGGTTTGTTAGTGCTCATGCTGCCAAATCTCCCCCCGGGATGGAGGGATGCGTTAGAGATCGATGGTGAGGAGACTACAATTGGAAAAATCAAAGATTGGCTAGAGATTGAAAATCTAGCCGGTGGCGTTGTCGGTGGATGGGCGGGCGCATGGGCCGGGGCACCCGCCGGGCCCTGGGGCGCACTGATCGGCGGTATCGCTGGAGCACTATCGGGTATCGTAGCTGTGGAAGTAGGAGAAGAGATAGGCGAGGCGATAGTATCTGAATATGAGACAGAAGCAGCCGCAGCGAGGGCCGGGAACGCGATGAGCGGAACAGCAGTTCTCATGTATCTGATCATCACGCTTGAGAGAATTGGCAACCGGGACACAATTTAGGTGTCTCTACCCCCACCTATTCGACACGTATTGGGGTAAATTGGCCCCTATTACTTATAAAGAAACGATGGACTGCGCCTCATTCGTGAATCTTCTTCTGTAGGTCGGCAATCGTTGCCTCTGCCGTTCGGACCAACTTCTCGAGCTCTTGGTGACTATCCATCAACTCGTTGTATCGAATCGACCATCCTTCGTTCTTGATGATGACGGAGGATAGCCAGGCGGATCGGCCCTCTGCACCTTTCGCCCCCATCGGTGATTTGCGCTCCTTCTTCGGGATGCGATCCCAGA